CCAAACTCTCTATCAAACTGAGATTGGCTCATCGTTGATTTGGCTTGTTTGAGCAAATTTTGATCGTACAATTGCTGAGGGGCGCAATCATATGAAAAGTGCATAACGCATCTGGACGCCGTATCCTTTTGCTCTGCTCGGGTAATGTTGAATTCAAATTGTTGATACAATTTATAAAGATATTCAAATTTATAACAAGCCGAAGAAAGCGCAATTAATTTGTTGCCGGGCCATATATGTCTTTCGTTTTCTTCCATTTGCCCCTCTCCTATTAGCTTGGTTTCCAATTTGTCCAGATCGTCACGCTGGGTGGGGTTAGTGACTACCGACAAAAAGGGAACAATAACTTCATTATAAATTCTTTCTGGCATCAGCGCAAACTCATCTATAATAATTCTATGAAAACGAAAGCCGCGCAATTTTTCACCGTCTCCCAAGGGTAAGGCTCGAATACGACTCGAGCCGATTTCCATTAACCACTCATCGTTAGTTTTGGAAACCTTGGTTATGCATTGTTTAAAGAAATGGGCGTCTGGGTGCATGGAGATGTCTTCAATTTTCTTGAAAATCATTTTGGCTTGTCGAAAAGATTTTGATAAAATACCAATTTCAACACCTTGATTTAAAATAGCATCTAATGCAGCGAAAATGCCCGTCGTAAAAGATTTGGACATTCCCCTTGCCCACACCCCCAGAAAATAATCCGTCTCAAACATCCCCTTGACAGCCAGATGCTGGAACGGAAACAATTTAATCCCCATCAAAAGTTCGGTTGCAAAAGTAATATTGTTTCTAAGAAACTCATACAATGCAAGCTTGGCTTCATGCTCTTCAAGAAAACCCTCCATTTGTGCCAATTCGCTATTAGAGCGAAATCGGGAAGGGGGTCTACGTTGCGTTCCTTCTATCCAACTCATGATCTAAAAAATATTGCATGTCCGTATCCCATACATCCTTCCCCGTACAAAGAAGGCGCGGAATAATTTCAGCCGAAATTGCGCGACTTCCCGTAAACAAAAACTGACAATGGCCCTCAAACTCATAGCTTAAATCTCGCACCCTCTTTAAAACAAACTCGATGTTGCTTCCTCTTTTAAAAGCTCTCTTTGCTTTGATCATTTGTTGCGGCGTAGATTCAATCACCACAAACAAATAAGAATCAAGCTCACGCACACGCTGCAACTCCCTTTTGAAACGTTCATAATTTGCGTTACTCAATGTGGAGTGCAAATCTGAACCCGCCTTGCGATCTACATAAGTGTAAGAATATTGTTCTCCAGTTGCAACATAGTCCCCGACCTCTAGTTTTAACATTTCTTGGTTACAATCGAAAGATAATGGTTTTTGCTCTCGAGTGTCTACTGCTATAGTGAGATCTTCTGGCAACGCTTGTGTAAAAAACCCCTTTGGCAGTTTCCGATAGTAAAGGGGACGCAACCCTATTTTTTTTGCCGCCTTATTATAGCTACCAAATATTTTTCTGTAAGTATCTATATCTGGTAAAAAACAACTTTTAGCTTCTAAGTGAAAGGGGGCATAGTGTCTTTCTTTTTTAAGTTGCCTTTTTTCAATCAGCGACAAAATATATTTTCCCACTTCTGAAGAAGGGGCGGTCGTGCACCATTTTCTAAGCTGTTGCTTGGTAGAGAAGTCCCTCTCAAAATACTCTTCAAATTTTTTGAACGGCAACGGCTCTCCTGTTAATTTGTTCTGGCGAGGATAATGGAGAGTATAGTATTCCGCCAACGAAAGCCCGTGTTGTTTGAGGTGCCTATGCAACGAGCTACGCCCTTCAAATTCTTTTTTGCATTCAGCACAACGAAATATTTTTTTGCAGACTCTTTCCATTATATTACCTCTCGCTTGTTAATACCTAAAACTCGAGACTTCCAATCAACCATTTCTTCTAGCTGGTCCGCCTCCTTTTTAACTAAAGTTTTTTGCATCTCTGCCATTTTAATCATTAATTTTCTCTCATCTTCTTCTTGGAATAACTGCACCAGTGATAAAACGGTGGCGTTTCTTTGTTGTTGGTGGGATATCCTTTTGGCTCTTTCTCCGTTGAGTTTTGCAATCATTTTGTCTATCCGATTGGTGCATTGGTTGTATTCTTCGGATTTAGTTTTAAGCATTTCGGTTAAGCGCATGGTCAAATCATGTTGACCTTCCGTATCGTCGAACATTAAATTAAGTTTTTGTTTTTGTTGCTCAATTTCCTTAAGATTAATATAGTCCATGCATACATTAATATATAAATTTAATTCGTCTGCGGTTAAATCAGGTTTGTCCCATGTAGACCTTATATATTCTGATTCTAAAAGCTCTCGATTTTGTTTTGTAGGATAGGCATTGATGACCTGTACGAACCTAGGGGCGCAAAGATAGGTCAATAATCTTTCAAGACACTTTCTGTCTGCAACACTTATCTTTTCGATGTCAAATTCCTTAAAAACAACCTTGTTAACCTTTTTGATAACTGTTGTCATTATCTTAGGCGGTGCATAGCGATCGCCCGCTATCTCGTCACGTAAATTAATTACATTAGGAAACTCTCTATTTATAAAGTCCGATAATGCAATAAATCTTGCACTCTCATAAAATCCTCTGTTATTAGTTTCCTCTGTCCATAATAATTGCGCGATTTCTCTTTTTGTCATTTCAGCGCAATAGTGCCTATGCACAAAATCCTTTTCATTTTCTTGTAGAAAATACTTGCTGCTTTTTTTCTTGACCTTAGTGCGGTACTCGAAACCTTTTTCTACCCAAAATTTTCTTAATGCGCGCCCCCTGACCGTGCTTCCCTTTTCGTTGGGGTCTTCAAATAACTTTTTGGCAGCTTCATTCAAATCACCGTCCAGTTCCTTGAACAACTCAATCGACCCTTCTTTTTCCTTTTTTGATAAAATATATTTATTCATAAAAAATATCTTCCTTTTGAATTATTTTTTTAGCTATGTTCTTATATTGGTTTTTTAAATTTTTAATCTGTTTGTAGCCCGCCTTCCTTCCTTTCTCATTGCTTTTGTACCCAAGAATACGGGCGACCTCTTCCTCGCTAATACCGTCTATAAAAAGCATCTTATATACAAAATAATGGCGAGAATTCAAACCCGATCTCATCTTATTATGCAACGTGATGGTTGCTCTTCCAATATCAAAATGATCTTCTGGCGACGTATTTTGGGTATAAGCATGAAATTCTAAAGAAAGAGGCATTTTAATATCATAAGCGCTCTTCTTGGTTTTTTCCCATTTGGCGAACAAGTCGCATTCATTACACTGTAGGCCGCTTGGAGTTAGGGCGCACAGGGCTGCTATCTGCCCAGCCACAGGTTCTTTTGATTGATTGTATTCACAGTTAAGACATGGGCGCGCAAAATTGGAATAATGGTTGCGTAAAATATTTTTCATTTGGTTGGTGATAACCTTGTTTAACCATGGCTCCAATGGGCGTGATTGATCCCAGTGCTCCCATTTTTTAAAAATATGAGCACGCATAATCTGAGCCACGTCATCGAAATCAAACCAAGCAATGGCATGAAGGTGCCACTTATAGTATCTTTTACGGATCTCGTTGTCTATTACGTCAGATTTATCTTCGTAAGTGTCATTCTGGTCCATCCTCAGATATTGTTGGCTGTCGTTTTGAAGATGCACACTCTGCCAGTGACTGAGAAAGGAACCTCTCTTTGGTTTGTTTTTTGCGCCTCCTCTTAGAGGAGTTAGATCTCGCTTCCAGTTGGGAGGGGTCTAAGGGATTATCAAGCAAATCCCCAAAGGTTAACTTGTTCTTTCCTATATCAATAGAATAGTCTGATTTTCCAAGGGTCCAAGCACTTACCTCTATTTCTTCTTCTTGATCTGTTGAAGCGGTAGTCACACTGTCGCCAAACCTCACGCCACAGCCTTGACAAAACTTAGGTTTATTAAGAGTATAGGTAACTTTAGCGCCACAGTCAGGACAAAATATACTAGCCATTTTTATATATTTTTAATTTTTGGGATATTTTCAATTTTATTTACTATAAATTTAAGAATTTCGCTTCTCATTATGTCATCTTTATTAAACTCAAAACAATGAATTCCCTCATTTACACTTTCCTCATCATCAAATGCACGCCACATAGTTCGAAACCCTGTTTTGCCGTTAATGTCGGATTGTAACGGATCTCCACAAATAAACATTTTGGTATTTTTACCGATACGAGTCACTAATGTGACCAATTCCTTAAGGGTAAAATTCTGAGATTCGTCGGAAATAATGAGCTTATCACCCCAGTGTGCTCCCCTCAAATAGTTTACAGGCGCCGCCGAAATAATCTTCTCCTCTGTTAACATTTTAACTTGGTCGCTCGACAAAATCTCCTCCATCTTATCGTTCAAGGGCATCATAAATGGATGAAACTTTTCCTCAACATCTCCCGGCAGATGGCCCAAACCACGGTCCGCACTCTCTACAATAGTTCGAACATAAAAAATATCATAATCATTCCGCTCATTAAACAACCTTAACGCAGAGTATACTGCCATAAAGGTTTTAGAAGAACCGGCGGGACCGGCAACAAACATGATTTTTGTTGTAGGGTCAAATGCTTTTTTTAAAAAGTCTTTCTGTTTGTCTGTTAATTCAAATGGTTTGAAATTTAATTTATACTTGCTTTGCGGTATCGGCAAAATTTTTTCCGTCACCTTAGGTTTCTTACGCCTACCTGCCATATGTCTCTAATAATTACACTTGACATTGGTATTTTTCCGCGATAATATAAAAGAAATGGTTTTTCACGTATTGTCTATCCCGATGCACCCCACCCAAAAAGAAATAACAATTTCTGCCTTTACCCAAAAAGTTTATAAATTTTGCACTCACATGACAAAGCGGGGCCACACCGTTTATCACTACGGACACCCAGACTCCCATGTTAAATGCACCGAACATATTAATGTTATCTCTCGAGAGACATACTCGACCGAATACAAAGGAAAAAAATGGCAAGACTTTCTTCCCCAAGACACTAAAAACAAAGTTCACAAAGAGTTTAATAAAAACGTCGTAACAGAGGTCCTCAAACGAAACCATAGTAAAAATGATTTTGTTCTTGCGTTCTGGGGGTTCGGCCATAAAGACGCATGCGAAAAACTTAACGACAAAACTATAATTGTTGAGCCAAGCATCGGCTACGATTCTTTTTTTGCAAACAACAAGGTCTTTGAATCCTATTCCCACTTACACCGGATGCTAGGAGGAGCGAAGATCAACCATCCCTCCTCCTCTGATCATGTTATTCCCCCGGGTTTTGATATGGATACATTTGAATTCTCTGCCGAAAAAGAAGATTACCTTTTATTTTTGGGACGCATCGTAGATAGCAAGGGCGTCCATGTTGCCGACAATCTTTCTCGGGCGCTACGGCAGCCAATCAAGTTTGTTGGGCCGCAAACTCTCGAAACCACCCTTTCCAAAAACAATCCTTACGCCGAATATATCCATACCGTGAGCTACAAAGAAAGATCCCAGTTACTGAAAAAAGCCAAAGGACTTTTAATGCCTACGCTTTATATGGAGCCTTGCGGGTGGGCCATGATTGAAGCGTGGTTTTCCGGAACCCCTGTTTTAACCACAGACTGGGGGGCCCCTTCTGAATACAATCTCCACCGCAAAACAGGGTTTAGATGCCGCAGTCTAAATGAATTTTTTCACGCTGCCAATCTACTTAACACCATCGATCCGCACTACTGTCGTAGCTACGCGGAAGCAAACTTTGAAATTTCCCATATTATGCAACAATATGAAAATTACTTTAATTTTTTAATCAAAGAAAAAGACCACAATTACTGGACAACCATTTTTAACGACTGCTCCTTTACCAAAGGGCCGTTTTTTGTGTAAAAAACTGTGAATCTTTTTATCATAGGTAACGTTAAAATATAGTAATGCACACAAAAACCCTGACTGCGGCGAAAGCAACCAGAGGGTTCACTTTAATTGAACTTCTTGTTGTCATAGCCATTATTGCGCTCCTAGCAGCCCTTCTTCTTCCTGCGTTGAGTTCAGCCAAACAAACCGGATGGCAGGCTGCATGCATCAACAACCAACGCCAACTTAACATCGCTTACGCAGAATTTGCAGGCGACCATGAAAATAGATTTCCTTATGCATCAGCTTGGGCAGGGGAGCCCACTGGTATGTGGGCATGGGTTGCTGACAGTATGAGCGGAAATGGAGTTTGGGGACAAACTCGTAGACCTCTCTTTTACTCACCTTTAAAACCATACGCGGGTATGGGCATATATCATTGTCCCGGTGATAAATCGACCGTTACGGTTAACGCGACGATTATAAACAGACCTCGTTCTTATAGTATAAATCTTTTTGTTGGTGGTTGGTCGGGGTGGCCTTGGCTGTCAGATACCCAATACAAAGTTCATCATACTTACGATGATGTATATAATACTAGTCAAATGTTTACTTTTATCGAGATGCCACCTCAATCTATTAACGCTGGAAACTTTAGAGTAGCACCAACACTTAAAAATGGTGAGAGTTTTTTCTCTCAAGATTGGCCGGGAGTTTATCATAATAACGGTTCTGTTGTTTCTTTTGTAGATGCGCATGTAGAATTTAAAAGATGGCTAGAAGAGGACACAATAAATATATCATCCGATGCAATGAACCCTACAACTAATACGGATAAAATAGTAAGCCCCGACAACAGAGATTTAGCTTGGCTTAGACAAAGAGCGATTGTACCAGATCCTAATACTCACAGATGGTATGGGGGTGGGGGTGGTATAGGTCGATACAATAGAACTGGGAATCATCGCACTATAGATGGCACAGTGTATGCTTCATGGGGCTGGTATTGGAACGATAGCTGGGGACACCACCCAACATGGAATCCTGTTTATTAATAAAAAATGAAAGAAAAAGGATTTACCCTAGTAGAACTGTTGGTAGTCATCGCCATCATTGCGATCTTGGCCGCTCTCCTCCTACCAGCTCTTGGCAAGGCTAAATCAATTGCTCAAAGAGCAGCATGTATTAATAATCAAAAACAGCTGCAAATGGCCCACATGACTTTCAGTGATGATCACGGTGACAAAATACTATACTCAAGCGCTTGGAAACAAGAAAGGAGCGCACCATATGCGTGGATGTCTGGTAGCTTAAATCTTTCAAAATATTTAAATCAATCAAAATATCTAGAAAGTACTCCCTTGTTTCCATATGTAGGTAAATCTGTTGGTGTGTTTAAATGCCCAGCCGACAAAGAT